CAAGAAATGAATGTAGAGGGTAAGTTTGTTTTTCTTGGCATAACTGCTCCTGGAATTATGCCTCAAGTTGCAACTCCAGCAGGATTATTAGAGCCACATAAAATTCAAGCCGCATTATCTGAGTCAATTCTTATTCAAAACTCCCCAAGAATACCAGAATGGCATTTAGCAGCCGAAATTTTAATTTTTGGAATTTTTGTGTCGCTGACGTGGCTCACAATAAATTATCTTGGTGTAGTTAAGGGTCTAAGTATCGCTACAATTTTGCTTTTCACCACGGGGCTCTCAGGCGTTTTTAGCATTCAGAAGGGCATTTTATTGGATTTTTCATGGACTTTTATCTCTCAAATCATAACTTCTACCGTTGCTTTCTATATAAACTACAAAAAACAATATAAACTACGTCAAGAGATTAAAAAACAGTTTGAACATTATTTGGATCCAAGACAAGTGAAGCAATTACAAGACAATCCTGAGTTACTAAAACTTGGAGGCGAGAAAAAATATTGCACATTTTTATTTACAGACGTTAGAGGTTTTACATCTTTATCAGAAAAACTAGAACCAGAAGAAGTAACCAAGATTATGAATAAGGCTTTAACGATTCAAGCAGATACAGTTAAGTTTTATGATGGTATGGTGGATAAATATATTGGTGATGCGATGATGGCAATATTTAACGCACCTATAGATATACCTGACCATGAAATGGCTGCGGTTCTTTGCGCAAAAGAAATACAAGATAAAATTAAAATGGCCGATCTCGGTGTTGAAATTGGTATTGGCGTAAATACCGGATATGCAGTTATTGGCAATATGGGTAGTGATACTAGATTTGATTATTCGGCTATAGGTGACGCGGTAAATACAGCAGCACGTCTTGAGTCTGCAACAAAAGAAGCTGGTGTTGACATACTAATTGGCGAGGCTACAATTAAGAAAACGCAAAATGGTGTTTTTCATAAAAAAATATACGTAAAAGGAAAAAAGAAACCGTTAAAGGTTTATACTATATAAATGACAACAAAAAGACCAACCACACTAACTGTAGCGGCGGATCTTGCCAAGCATGAGGCTCAATGTTCTGAGCGTTGGAAGACAGCGTTCAACGAATTTGCTGAGATAAAAAGCGAAATAGCTTCTATTAACAATACAATTAAAATGACAACCTTCGGAGTATTTGGATTTATAGGTGCTTTAACTATAGCCTTAGTATCTGTTTTACTATGAAATTTAAAGGATTATTAAAAAACGTTGTAGGCGCAGTAGCTCCTACACTTGGTACAGCTTTGGGTGGACCTATGGGCGGTATGGCTGCCAATATGATATCTGAGGTTTTGGGAGTTCCTAATAATCCAAAGTCTATTGAAGCAGCAATTCAAAACGCTACGCCAGAACAAATGCTACAGCTTAAAAAGGCTGAAAAAGATTTTGAAATAAAAATGAAAGAGCTTGAGGTTGATATCTTTGCTTTAGAAGCAAAAGAAAAAGAAAACGCTAGAGGTTACTTTTCAAAAGATTGGACTGCAAGAATAATTGGTATAGCAACTATAGGTGGCTTTTTAGGTTATATATTTTTGGTTACGTTACAACCGCCAGAACAAAACTCAGAAGCTTTAATTAATTTAGTATTAGGATATTTAGGTGGGCTGGCTAGTGCAATCATTTCATTTTATTTTGGAGCTTCTAACTCAAGCGACAAAGGAGACTAATATGAATATATCTCAAGAAGGTCTTTGCCTTATTAAAAAGTTTGAAGGCTGCGAGCTTGAAGCTTATAAATGTGCAGCAGGAGTTTGGACTATAGGATATGGTTCTACTAAAGGTGTAAAAGAAGGCGATACTATAACTCAGGAAGAGGCTGATCATCTTTTATTAGAAGAAATGGAAGAATACGAGGGATATATAAACGATTTGGTTGAGGTAGATCTAAACCAAAATCAATTCGACGCTTTAGTATCTTGGGTATTTAATCTTGGTCCAGCTAATTTAAAAGCGTCTACGATGTTAAAAGTTTTAAATAATAAAGAATACGAAGAAGTGCCTGCGCAAATGCAAAGATGGAATAAAGCAGGCGGAAAGGTTTTAGAAGGTTTGGTAAGGAGAAGAAACGCAGAATCTCTACTATTTGAAGGCAAGGAGTGGGGAAAAATATAAGGAGATAAAATGCCACATGCTACAACGCGTATTGCGTTAGCAGGTGAATATTTGGCAGCGTCATATTTGATGAGATATTGCGACTCTGTTATTTTAGCTCCAGCAGGGCATCGTTCCGATTTAATTTTAGATCATCAAGGTCAACTCTATAAAGTACAAGTAAAAACTACAAACAGCACCTATAAACGCAGGGGAGCTGATTATTATCGTTGGGAAATACGAACCAGCAAAAGAACGCAAGATAACATTCGACAAAATAAAATGGTAAGATATGGAAACGGGCAAATAGATATGTTTTGCCTTGTTGCCTTGCCTATTGATAAGGTTTTCTTTATTCCTTATACAGAAGATGGAAACCAAACAGAGTATGCAAAGACAGCAAAAAAATTAAAAGAGATTGACTCAAAAGAGTCTTTGATTAAAACTTTATTAACGATAAACAAAATACCAGAATTAGAGCCTTTAAATGACCTTACAGAAAGCAGTATTTAACCCAGGTATCAACAGAGAGGGTACCGATTATAGTAACGAGGGCGGTTGGTTTGACGTCAACTTAGTTCGTTTTAGAAAAGGATATCCAGAAAAATTTGGCGGATGGACTAAAAATACTCCCAATAGTTTTCTTGGAACTTGTAGAGCCTTACATCCTTGGGTCTCTTTGGGTGGTACCAAGTATTTAGGACTTGGTACTACTTGGAAATATTATATAGAAGAAGGCTCTAACTTTAACGACGTTACCCCTATAAGAACTACTACGGCAGCAGGAGATGTTACTTTTTCTGCAACAGATGGATCTTCAACTATTACTGTAAGTGATACTGCGCATGGCGCAGTAATGAATGACTTTGTTACTTTTAGCGGAGCTGTAAGTTTGGGTGGCAATATAACAGCAGATGTTTTAAATCAAGAATATCAAATTGTATCAGTAACAACCAACACCTACACAATTACAGCAAAAGATACTAGCGGAGCTACCGTAACAGCAAACTCAAGTGATACAGGAAATGGTGGATCAAGTACCGTAGGAACTTATCAAATAAACGTAGGACTAGATGTATATGTCCCTGGTACTGGGTGGGGTCTAAACGGCTGGGGCGAAGGAACTTTTGGATCTGCAACAGCTTTATCTGTAACAAACCAGTTAAGACTCTGGACGCATGATCATTTTGGCGAAAACCTAATAATGAATGTTAGAGGTGGTGGTATTTATCAATGGACAGAAAACAATGGAGTTGAAACCAGAGCTGTAGATATGTCCGGTATATCAGGAGCCAATCTAGTTCCAACCGTAGGCTTACAAGTTATCACTTCTGAAAAAGACAGACATTTAATTGTATTAGGAGCAGATCCTTTAAATGATGCAGGTACAGCTAGAACCGGTACAGTAGATCCGATGCTTATAGCTTTTTCTGATCAAGAAAATAATTTAGAGTTTGAGCCAACAATTACTAATACTGCCGGTTCGTTACGATTATCATCTGGCTCATCTATTATTGGAGCTGTTAAATCAAGGCAAGAGATACTTGTATGGACTGATACTGCTTTATACAGCATGCAGTTTGTTGGACCACCTTTTACTTTTGCAGTAAACCTAGTAAACGAAGGAACAGGATTGGTTGGCCCCAAAGCAGCAGTAACAGCGCCTTCAGCTATTTACTGGATGGGCTACAATAATTTTTATAGCTATAACGGTAGCGTTCAAACCATACCTTGTAACGTTCATAATTACGTATTTGGCGATATTAACTTAGTACAATCCTTTAAAATAAATGCCTTTACTATTGCTGATAAAAATGAAGTAGGTTGGTTTTATTGTTCTTCTAGCAGCGACGAAATAGACAGATATGTTATTTATAACTATATGGAAAACCTTTGGACGTATGGCCAGTTAAGCAGAACGGCTTGGCTAGATGCTGGTATAGAAAACTTTCCAAGAGCAGTAAACGGCGGTTATTTATACGAACAAGAAACAGGCTTTGACGACGACGGATCGCCAATGACTAACGTTTTTATAGAAAGCTCTGACTTTGATATAGGAGAAGGTGATCAGTTTACTCTTATACGAAGAATTATTCCTGACTTTAAATTTATAGAAAACCAAAACGACGGCTCTGTTAATATCGTTGTTAAAACCAGAAATTTTCCTGGAGATTCTTTAACAACTAATTCAACAAACGCAATTAGCGAAACAACGCAACAAGCGTATGTTAGAGGCAGAGCAAGACAAATGGTATTGCGCTTTGAGTCAAACGACGACGCGACAAACAACGGTAACTTAGGTATTGGATGGAGATTGGGGGCTACCAGAATAGATATTAAAGCTGACGGTAGAAGATGAGCAAACTATTACAAACCCAACTACCGATTGCTACAGGTGAATATGTGCCAGCTTCTGTTTTTAATAGACTTGTAAGGATTTTAGAGATAAACTTAGGATCAGTAGATCCAGATAATACGATACAATTGTCGACTACTGAACGTGATTCTTTGAATTTTAATCAAGGCACGCTAATATTTAATACAACAACAGAAACGCTACAAGTATTTGACGGGACTGAGTTTATTGATTTAACGAGCCATCGTACTTACTTAACAGGAGTTTCTGCTACATCGGCGGTAGGAAGCGTAACAGTTTCAACGCCTTAACATATGGAACAACATGCTAGCAGAAAAAATATATTTAGAAGAACAACAATACGAGCTTAAAAATCTATTACTCGCATACCCGTCTGATTGGTTTTTAAATAAAGAAACTCTAGAAAAAGCCAAAGCATCTCTTCCGAATATTGTAGACTTTTACAAAAGTATGGGTGTTAGTAACCCAGAAGAGAATCCTCTAACAAGCGTTATATCAGAGCCTTTAAAAGAGGTTTATACCGTTCCTTTGTTTTCAGAAAAGTTTTGTCAAATATTGTTAGATGAAATAAACAATATGCAAGAACATTTTTCATTTTGCCCAAATCCAGAAGAAGACGAGCTTAGACAAATACCAGAAATAGTTTTAAGTGAAAAATGTCCAGAGTTATACAACTCTTTGCTACACGTAGTTCAATCTTTTATCAATCCAATCTTATTAACGATATGGAATCGCCACGTTACAGGTGGCAATATACAAATAGCAAATTATAATTTAAAGAATAAAAAACAAGGTGCTTGGCACCACGACGCCAGTTCAGATGTTAGTATTGTAGTACCCTTAAATACAGGCGATTACAAAGGCGGCGGAACAGAATTTTTAAACAGGGGAGTCGTAGAGCCTTTACCGATAGGTAGCGGTCTAATATTTCCTAGCTATACTCATATGCATCGAGGTTTAGCAGTTGAGGAAGGCGATAGATATTTATTGGTTTTTTGGCTTAATTCTGAGGAAGAATCAATTAACAGTAAAGAAAATTAAGGTTACAATAGTATGATGAATAAAATAGACAATAGCGGACAAGGATTAGCAAAACTAGGTAGAGATGAAGACCAATATATGGCTCACGTCGCCCAAGGCGAAATGGTCGTACCACCTATCATTTCTCCAGAAACAAGAGCTCGTATAGAGGCTGAGATGAAGGCTGTAGGCCTGTCTCCAGACGAATATACGGTTGGCGAAAACATGTCTATTAATCCTATTACAGGAATGCCAGAGTTTGGTTGGTTAAAGAAAACATTTAAGTCTGTAAAAAAAGTTGTTAAGAAAGTAGCTCCCGTTGCTGCTTTAATACCAGGAGTTGGTACAGCCCTAGGAGGAGTTCTTGGCGGTATTGGAGGACTGGCAACTAAAATACCAGGTATTGGCGGAGCTCTAGGAAAAATTGGAACTGCTGCTATGAAAGGAATAGGAAGTCTTGGGATTCCTGGAGTATCTTCTATTGCTGGAGGTACAGCAGGTGGATTTGGCGGTATAAAAGCTGCTCTTACAACAAAAGCCGGATTATTTGGAGGAGGACCTTTAGCAGGAATAATGGGCGTTGGTGGCTCTGCCCCTGTAACAGTAAAGTCAGGAGATACTCTTACAAAAATAGCAAACGATGCTGGAGTGTCTGTTCAAGATTTAATTAAAGCAAATCCTCAAATAACTAATCCAAATCTAATACAAGCGGGAATGAAAATTAATATTCCTGGATCTGGAGGATTTTTATCAAACATTTTAGGACCGGGACAAGGATCTGTAGCAGACTACGATCCAACAACAGGTCAAGGGCAAAGCAGGTTAGGATTAATTGAAGATTTAATAAAAGGTACCGGAGGAAAAGTCCGAGAAGGTCTTGGAGGCCTTGTTGGCGGATCTCAACAGCCAGGCGGCGGTGGAGGTCTATTTGGCGGAAACTTAGCAGCAGCAGGATTAGCGGGACTTGTTGGCAAGGCTGCATACGACGCTGCTAAAGAAAGAGAAGGCGGACTAGCCGCAACACCTGCTGTAATGATGGATGAGCTTGGTAGATACCAGTTATCAAAAGAATTAGGAACAGGTGGAACTAGAGGTGAGTTTGGTTTAGGACCAGCTCCGAAAGCTTTAGAGTTTGCTGGAGGCGGTTTAGCTTCTACAAGACAATATTTTAATATGGGAGGAGTCGCTGAATTAGATATGAGAGATGGTGGCGAATCTTCTGGTCCAGGTACAGGTACTTCAGACGACATACCTGCGATGTTAAGTGATGGTGAGTACGTAATGACTGCAAAAGCAACCAGAGGTGCTGGTGCTTTTGATGTAAATAAAACAAAATCAGGTATAGAATTAGTATCAGGCGGTAAACCATCTCGTAAAAAAGGCGTAGAAAACATGCGCGAATTAATGAATATTTTTGAGGCAATATAATGGCGCAACCAATTAGTCCAGTTTTACAAGGAGTTGACAGAACTCAAGTAATATCAGATCCGTTTGTAAGAGAATTATATTTTGGATCTCCTGATTATGCAGGTTTAATACAACAGGCGAGAGGAGCTGCGCAAAGATATTTAGATATTGGCCCAACAATGAGACAGACTGCTGGGCTTTCTCCTTTAGAAACTGCTGCAATACAAAGAGCTTACGGCGGTATTGGCGGATACGAACCATATTTAAAAGCGCAAGAGCAAGCAATACTTGGGGGTATGGGGACCTTGGGAGCAGCTAGAGGTTTATCCAGAGGCACTTTAAGAGGTTTTCAACCAAGTGATGTAAAAAGCTTTTATGATCCATACGAAGACAGAGTTGTAAAACAAACCATTCAAGATGTAATGAAAGCAGGTGAGAAGCAAGATATAGCGCAAAGAGCAAGAGATATTCAAACAGGTGGTCAGTCAGCTTTTGGCTCAAGAGCTAGATTAACTGCCGATGAAAGACAGGCTGCTTTAGGCAGAGGTTTGGGTGAGGCTTTAGCAAATATTAGATCAGGTGGATATACCCAAGCTTTAGGAGCAGCTCAAAGAGAATCAGAATTTGGTAGAGGAGCTTTACAAAGAGCAGCAGAATTTGAAAGAGGTATTGGACAAGACTTGTCCGGATACGGAGCTTCTTTAGGAGGAATAGGTGCAACTCTTCAAAGGCTTGGACAATCAGAAAGAGGAGAGCTAATGGGTCTAGGAGCTGTTCCAAGAGGGTTAAAAGAACAACAGCTTCAAAGACAATACGATTATCAACAATCTTTACGAGAGGATCCGATGCAAGCTCTTAAATTTATTCAAGGATTTGCTCCTCAATATAGAGGCGGACAAACCCAAGTTACAAGCGCATATGGAGCTCCAGTAGATCCTTTAAATGCAGGATTATCTGCTGGTTTAGGAACTTTTAGATCTTTTCAAAATCAAGGTCAAGCCCCTCAGTCAACTGATGTAAGCAGTTTGCAACAACAAATAAAAGATCTTCAAGCTAAATTAGGACAATCGCAAGGAGGAGGCCCAATATCAGGAGCAAACCCTACCGGCGGAAATCTAAACGTGCCTGGAGGTGGAGGAATTAATTATGGCGGCGGATATGCGCCTCCAGGAACTAATTCTGCTTACTATAATCAGTTTTACGATGGGTTTTAAAATGAATGTATTGCAAAGAAGAATGTTTGCAGAAGGAGATGAGGTTAAAACCTTACCTTTGTACGAAAAGCACGCAAGCGGAGAATCTCAAGTAGTATATGATAAAGGCGTAGACCCTTTATTTGATTCGTTTCTTGATAAATACGGTATAGATGCTCCGACCTATCATAGAATACATTCAGAGGCAGGCAACTTTTTAATATATGATCCAGGCTTAAAACAATTTACTCCAGGTATAGA